GCGTTTTGCATGTTGGCTGCCCACTGCATCGCCGTTTCGCGATCAAATGTGGCCGTCTCCGGCTCGTCGTGGTGCCCGTGCAGCTTTTCGAGCCTGCAGATCGTCTTCGCGTACAGTCCGACTTCCTCCGCGCTGCCCAGCGTCACGGGCTTCTCCATGGCCTCGTGCAGCTTTGTGTAAAGCTTTTCGATATATTCTTTCATCTCGTCATGCCTCCTGGATATACCGGTAGAGTTTATCGACGTCGTTCTGGTCAAACCGCATATCGCCCAGCAACGGGACGGATACGGTCAGCTTGTTTTCAAAGCGCGGCCTGGCCGCGTTGTAGAGCTTGTCGAGGTCGATGTTTCCGGCGTCGTCGAAGATCTGCATCATCTTTATCGTCGGATTCTCGCGCAGCGCGAGGACGTTTTCACGGCTGCCCTCCATGATGAGCGCCAGCATGATCCCGGCCCCGATGCCCTTTCCGCCCGGCAGGTGCGGGATGACCTCATTGTCCGCGTAGCGCATCGCTCCGCGCATGGCCTGATCTATCGTCACTGTCATTGCAGATTTCCTCCTTTAAGGATGGGGCGGCTATTGCCGCCCCTTGCGTTTAGCCGTTGCAGCACCCGCATTTCGGGATCGGGTTGTAGAGCGACTGCGCCGTCGTTGCGGTTCCGGTCGTGACGTCGGCGACCTGCTTGGGATAAAAGGTCGCGTTGACATACGTCACGATGGAATTGTCACCGCAGCAGCGGCGTTCGGCCTCCATCTTTACCGCATCAAGCGCTTCCTTGCGGACGGACTCGACGTCCTGTTTGACCAGCGCGAAGCTATCCTCAGTGCGCTGGTTGTGGACGGCCTGCTTGCACAGCGCCTCACGGACGTCCTTGAGCTGCCCGTCGATATAACCGTACATCTCCAGCATCTTGCCGTCGTTGTACGTGTTGGCCTTGAGCAGCGCGATCTCGCTGTCCTTCGCGGCCAGCTTCTGTTCGCGCTCCAGCTCGTAGCGCGAGACGGGCATGTTCTCGCTGCACGTCGGCTCCTGCTGCCGTGCGGCGAGCATGGCGGCGACCGTCATGGCAGGCGTTACCGCCGCAGCAATGTCAGCTGCTTCCGATCTCTTGTTCTGGTTGAGGCCGCCCAGCAGATTGCCGAGCCCGCCGTTTGCCAGACCCAGCGCGGCGCCGCCGATGCCAAAGCCCAGCGCAGTCCCCGCGAGTCCCTTGCTTGCGTATTCCATAAAAAATCCTCCGGATTCAAAGTAGTAAGCTGGCCAGCTCCTATCCTCAGTCTACCGCTTCCCCGATTCCCGAGGGGGACATCTGTGGGACACTTCCGGGACAGTTCTGTCCCATTTGCGTGGATTTTTGTTTTTATTTTTTATAAAATATTTTGAAAGCCCCTTGACATATACGGTATTACAGTATATAATATAGCCATAAGATAAAACAAGGCGAGATCCGGAGATCAAAAATGAATGCAGGAGGAACACAAAATGAAACAGTATAAATACTTCTTTAAGGCATACGACGAAAACGGCCAGATGTTTTTCTTCCACCGCTCGAACTCTGCAAGCCGGCTTCTTAAGCTGGCCGAAAAAGCCAGCTACGATGATAGCGGTGAGATCCTCTCCCGTTGGTATTGCGGGCGGACTGAACACAATATACCCGCAGAGATCCAGTATCGCGTATGCTGCGGCGAGAAGATCTGAGTTTTAGATCCACCACATTCCATTCCAACAAAAACTGCTCTGGTGCAACCGCATTGGAGCAGTATAATAAAAATGAGGGGGCAAATATCATGGCAAAAGCAACAGCTTACTGCAAATGTGAAACATGCGGAACAGAATTTACGAGAACGGCCAACAAAGGGCTCCGCGCCGAAGCTGATAGCTGGGCTCTGTGGGCGGCAGGCCACTATACAGAATGCCCCGCCTGCTACGCAAAGCGTATGCGTTCCGAAGAACCGAAGAACCCGATCACGGCGCTCGTTGGGCTTGATGTTCTCAATGCGCAGATCGTGATCTCCATTACCGGGAACACCCGGCCCGTGAAGGATGCACTCAAATCTCGCGGCTATCGCTGGGATGTTCCGTTTGAAACAGGATTGTCCGGCATTCTGGATATGGGAACTCGATTCAACGCGTGTTGGAGCAAGGAACTTCCGGCGCCCAAATATACCACTGCAAAAGAATTTTCAGAAGCCGTTTCCTCTGCTGTTTCCGATGCGATCCGCTCGCTGAAAGAGATCATCCCTGAACTCGAATCCAAGAACTCTTTCACGCAGATGGATCATATGCTCTTCTGCGATATGGCAAAGCACCTCGCAGAAGACGGCGCCGCTGTTGCGAGCGCAATAGCAGCGCTCGAAAAGCCTGAACGCCCTGTATGCTACCCGGCAGGACGCTGGAACGGGAAATTCTATGGAAGGCCCGGAAACTGGCGCATTTACCTGGATAATACGGAAACAAGTATTTCCGATGAAGACGTTTCAGCCATAAAAAACTACAAGTCCGCGCTGGCAGCGTACAAGGAAAAGGTGGAGGAGATCAAGAATGCGAATTGATCCATCATATCCACCGCTTGCTCTGTTGCAGAGAGTAACAGAAGAATACCCTGATGCCTGGGAGAAAATGAAACTGTTCCATGAAATGAACGGCAAGAACGGGCTTCCGAGATGGAATCAATGGTGCTATGCACCAATGTCCGCGGCAATGGCGATTGCGATGGGCGATTCTCCTGGCACATACGAAAACATTTCTGCCGCCACAAAGGCAACGCAAGAGATCGCCGCCCTTGCACCATGGATTGAAAACAAGGATGTGTTTATTGTCGGCCGTTCTTTGCAGGAACGATTGTTTGCACAAGAAGATGAGGAGTTTGAGATCGATAGCGAGGCGCTGTACCATATCCCGTACCGATCTTTTTATGTGCAATTCGCCGACGGCTTTCGGTATATTGATTCTCCGTGCCACGGTGTATTTGTGCATCTTGAGGATGATGTAAATAGCGGCGACCACGAGCTGCGGCTGCTGTATCTCAAAGAAACCGGTAAAACCATCGGCATCCCAATCCATCTTGGAGAAAAAACGGTTCGTTCGAGCTTATCTCATACGGTAAGCGAAGCGCTGAAAAATCTATCGGATGATAATCCAGAGATCCGCAGAGCCATGATCACAACTTTGGAGTTGAGAAACGCCGAGCTTGCCGCGCACAGACAGGCTTTGCAGATCGTACTTTATTTATGCAAGAAAAGCATTGAGAACGCCCCGAATCCAGAGGCCGCGTTTCTCAACACAAAAATCAGAAGCGGAGAAATCCATATTCATTTTTTATGATTCAGAAAAGGAGGCGGCAAGGAATGCCAACTGATGCGCAAAAGCGCACTCGCAACAAGTGGGATGCAGAAAACATGTCCGTGATTTCCTGCAAGCTAAAACGGGAGATCGCGGAAACCTTTAAGGCTACGGCGAAAGCCAACGGTACGACCCCGAATGAACTGATCCGCAAATGGATCGACGCGTATATGCGGCAAAACATGCCAGCAGAGCAACCTTCGGCCGAAAAAATATGATTTGAATGTAAAAGAGCCCGCCCGGAGCGTAATGCTCAGGGCGGGCTGCTTTGTGCCAGGCGGCGGGCGGTGTTGTAGATGTGCGGCAGGCGGCGGGAGATGGTTTTGCGGTCGACGCCGATCTCGGCGGCGGCGTCCATCTGCGGGAGCCTGCCCACGATATAAAGCTTCACGATCTGCTGATCGATCTGATCCAGTATGCCCTCGTCAGTGACGCGCTCCCAGTCGCTGCGCGTGAGGTGTTCCAGCTCCTTCGGCAGAGCCAGCCGCGCAGTTATGCTTTCGTCACTCCCTTCGGCCCGCCGCCCGGGCGGGTCAGCGGTCAAAGACGCCGGTGCGGTCCAGAATGACGAGCATGCGGACGTTGTCCTCGCTCAGATCGAGCGTCAGGTCTTCGCCCGTGCCGCCCTTTCCTTTAAGCAGGCCCTTGCTGACCAGCTTGTCCAGCGTCTGGCGGTACGTCTGGTTGTCGACGTCCCGCAGCTTTTCGTATCTCATGGCTGTTTCCTCCTGCAGTCTTGCCTTGAATTCCTGCCACTGGCGGTCGCCGGAGGTGCCGTAGTAGATGTTATGCGCCGGTCCGACAAACGGGGCCGGGCAGATCTTTCCGGTGACGTCATAGTGGCGGATGACGTTCTCCAGCGGGATGTTGTACTGCCGCATGAGCTTTGCGGTGAGCCATACGGCGTTTTCGATGACGCGGCGGTCGAAGTACCAGTCCTTGTCGTTCGCGTTCAGGCGGCTGCTGTCGAGCTTCTGCGGGCGCAGCTCAATGCCGATGGAGTTGCAGTTGCGGCACTTCGGATGCCGGTAGTGCAGGCCGCCCACGGCCCCGCAGTGCCACGCCATGTCGGTATCCGGCACGCAGTGGTAGATGACGTCCTTCTCGTCCACGCAGTAATGCGCGGACGCCTGCGCCTCTGGGGCCTTGAACCACTCCGACGCGCCATAGGCGCTGGAGAGGGCCCCGAAGAAGTGGATGACCAGATACTGCGGCTTATTGCCGCCCCGGTAGATGTTGACGCTTGTGAAATTGTCTACGATCTGCGGCGGCATAGTCTTCATTCTTCCTTGACCTCCGGCAGGCCCGCGACGCTCGTCAGCAGGGACAAAATTCCCGCCAGCGCCGAGGCCGAGGCGACGGCGATCCAGTTAACTTCGGACAGGATCGCGCTCGTGCCGATCGTTGCGACTGCCGTCTGGCATACCGTTTTCAGTGCGCGGATGCCCGCGGCTTTCCACCATTTTGCGTTCATAAGTATTTTTCTCCTTTCAAATTTCACGCCTTGCGGCGCGTGTTACAAAATTTTGCTCAGCGCCCAGCCGACGAGGCCGGACACCAGCGCGGTCAGCGCGATTTTGACCAGCGCGTCCCAGTTCTTCGCAGGCTTGGCCGTGAGGCTGTTGACGCTCGTCTGCATGCCGTCGATCTTGTCGTCGAGCGTCTTCATGTGCTCGGCCATGACGGCGACGGCCTCGGCCAGCTTGGCCACGGCGTCGGTCTTCTTCTCGAGATCCTTGATCCGGCCGGTGTTCCGGTCGACATTGCCGCGGATCTCCGCGACGGCAACGTTCAGATCCTGCAGGTCCATCTGATTTTCTCCCTTCTGCGTTTATCAGATCGGCACGAAGGCCGCATCCGTCCACTTTGCCTTCGCGCCTGCCTCGCCCATCCAGACCTTGGTTTCGCCGTTGTGGGTGTAGTAGGCGTTCTGGATGAGGGGCATATCGGGCTCCCACGCGATTGGGTTGTCTGTCGTGCCGGCTTTCACGGCCTGCTCGACGTACACCTGCCGGACGAGGATCTTGTTGACGTAGATGTTCCGCCAGTCGTAGCCCAGCTTGTCCGATTGCGTCACGTCCTCCGTGATGCCGCCTGCGGCCTGCACGAGCTTGCCATCCGTAATTGCTTTCTTTACCTGTGCCAGTTTAGCCTCTGTCATATGCCGCCTCCAGTTCCGCCAGCAGATCGCTGGCCGTTTTTTTGCCCATCTTCGCCGTGATGGTGCCGTCGCGATTGTCGGTGATGGGACCGGCGAGGGTGAAGTCCGCGTAGTCGTCCATGTAGCGGTCCTCGGCGGTCTCGGTCGTACTCTTGACGGTTCCGTCCTCGTTCATCTGGACGTTGCCCTCTGCGTCCAGCACAGGGACGGCCGTGGTGTAGCGGTGGATCATGCCCCAGACGGCGCCGTCGCAGAACAGCGCCAGCGGGTCTGCAACCGCGCTCTTGGCGATGGTGACGGCGCGGCTCTCGCGCCCGCCCCAGTCGGCGTCGCGCATGCGGCCGGCGGCCGGCCGCGTCTCGATCTCCTTCCCTCCGATGGTAATGTACCAGGTGTCCATAAGCTCCTCCTGTCTATTGCTGCACGGCATTGGCCTGCAGCCATGCTAATAGTGCTCCTGTTGGCATTTCAGCGAAAGTCACTGTCCGGAATGCCTCTTGCGTCCAGCTCCCGTTGTAATATGCGTACCAAATATCGCCTGGCCCGTAAGAGTAAACAATGCTTGGCCGAGAGCCTGCAGTAATCATGAAGTAGTTGAATTTTTTTCCGTTTGATGTAAAATCAATGGCTTGCTCAAAAACCATTATTTTTGGGGACTCATTTATGATCCACGTCAGACCGTCACTGAACTTGATTTCAAACGCCGTCCCATCGATCAGCGTTCGACCCCCCCCGATTTGGTAACTTGTACCAGCAATCAGGTCGGTGCCGCCTTTGATGGCGTAGGATGTGCCGTCTTTCAAAATGTGGTGTGCCCATGTGGGTCCTCCTTTATGCTGCCGGGCTGTAGGTGCCGTCGGGGTTTTGGATCACGGGGAAGGTCGAGGGGATGGTGAAGGCGGGGCGGACGCCGTAACTGTCGTTGCAAGGCATATGAGTCGAATAGTCGCTAGGCATTATAACGTACACGTTTTTCTGTGTCCAGGTGGCCGGTGTACGCGTCCACTGTCCAACACTATTTCCGCCGTAGTAAGCAGTGGAAAGTAGTTTTCTCACAGCACTGTCCAGTGCTTCTCCGTCAGTATCAGCATAATCTCTGTAGCCAAACTCTGCTGTCGACAGCAGGAACACTGCACGGGTCGTGACTGCTTTCTTGTTGCTTCCGTCATAGTAGTAGATTTTTGTCGTGCCGGCCGCAGACTGGACGTCCAATGTCAGCAGCTTGATCCAGGTTCCGTTGAGCCATGTGTCTATCGAGCTCCCGGCGAAAATCTTGCTACTGCTGTCAAAAATACGCTTGTCATAGCAATCCTTCCTCACCAGAAGTGTCCGCCCTGCGCCGTTCAGTCCGCTTTCGTAGTCGTGCTTGCAGACGTAGAACGGGACGGGGCTGCCGTTTTCGTTCAGCATGAGGATATTGCCAAGCGCGACGGTGGAAAGCGGGATGCCGCTGGAAAACGGGATATCGTACCCGGTGCCGTTCACGAGCGCCCGGCCTTTCTTCTTCGCGTAGCCCGTGCCCCCGATCATCTCCCGCCCGCCGGATACGGAGTAGGCCGTGCCGGAGATCAATGTCTTGTGCGCCATGGGGGCCCCCTCACTCATATTGCCAGTTGATGGCGTAGTTCTCGGTCGGCGTGGTCTCCGCGGAGACCAGCGTCTGCTTGGTGATGTTGCCGGTCTTCATATAGTCCGTGCCCGCCACGGCCACCGCCCACGCCGTCGGCTTCCCGCTGGCGTCCACCGCCTTGACCTTGATCAGGTCCCCGACGGAAGCGCCGGAGGCGAGGATCACATCTTGCTTTCCGTTCCACGCGTCTTTGTTGCTGCGCACGTCGGCGATAGCCTCGTCGATCTGCGCGCCGGTAAACTGGCTGTTGTAAGCCATACGATCACTCCTTCATACACAGAAAATCCTCGCCGTCCGCGGTCTTCAGCGCCTGCGACTCTCCCAGCGGGATAAATCCGTAGTTGTCGTTCCAGCTGCCGTCCGCGCCCTGCGCGAACAACGAAATGCGGTATTCCCCATCACCGGAAAGCAGAAAATCGTCGTAAACCTCAAAGGTGCGCTGCGTGCCCGCCGGGGTCTTGGAGAAGGACGCGATCAAAGCACCCTTCCCGCGGCCCCAATCCTCGCCGGACTTCGTCGCGCGGCACTCGAAGGCCGTGTAGGCGATGTCCGACGAGAAGGAAACGGTGATCGAGTCGAACCCCGAGACCGCCGAGATCTTGTTGCCCGTGATGGAAAATGTCAGCTGCGGCGCGGCCATCAGGCGGCACTCCAGGTCCCGGCGGCGTTCTTGACGAAGACCTTGACGATCTTCGTGCCGTCGCCGGAAGACGCTGCCTCGAGGTCCGCGCCCTTGACAGTGACGTTGATGGCGGTGTTCTTCTTGTAGCCTCCCTCCGTGCCGCTGACGTTAGTGGAGCCGCCCGTCGTCGGGATCTGCGTGCCCGCCGTGTGCAGGCTGCTCGTCGCCGGAACGACGCGAATGGTGTATTCCTCAAAGTCCACGTCGCAGACGAAGGAGAACGCCGCTGCATCGTAGCCCGTGACCTTCGAGATCCTGCTCTTGTCGGGGCCGGTGATAGTCACGGCAGGAATCGACGTGTTGAGCGTGATCGTGTCGCTGACTGCGGCCGTTTCGTTGCCGACGTCGTCGCGCATCTTGACATAGATCGTCTTGAGGCCGTCTCCGTCTGGCAGCGTGATGGATTTTGTCTTGGCGAATGTCTCCCACGACGCTTCCGCCTCGGTCTCCGCCGTCTTCGTGCCCCAGATCTTCATCTGGTAGCCCGTCGTTGTCTCGTCGGAGACAGAGATCTTCGCCGTGACGGTCGCGCTGGTCGCGTACTGTGCACCGTCGTTCAGGATCAGCGATAGGCCGGCAGGTGCCAGCGTATCAAGTGTCAGATTGAAAAAACTTGCCATCTGGATTTATCCCCTTTCTTCGCTTGTGAGTTCAATGTACAAAAATCCGCCCGGTCTTTCGTAGATGGTTTTCGTGCCCAGGTGGGCGGATTTGATTCCCATGGAGCCGATGAACAGCTCCAGAATGCGTTTGAGTCCAACTGCCAGCATGTTATCCCTCCAACAGATACAGTGTCCGCGCGTCCTTTTTGTCCAGCGCGTCATATTCGGATTTTGTCATCACGAGGATCGCGTCGATCTGTGCCGACTGGATGCCTCCGCCGCCAGATCCGCCGCCGGAGCTGCGGGCCTCGTTGATGGCGGCGACGAGGTTGTCCTTGTTGTAGGTCTTGAGGTCGTCCAGATCGCCGATCTGCTTCTGCAGCTGCGCCCAGACGGGCAGCGTCGGGTCGGCGGTCTCGTCGCCGGATGGGTCCGCGCCCGGCTGTATTTTTCCGAGGCTCACCCAGACAGTCGGCAGGATGACGCCGCTTTCGTTCGCGCCATAGACGCCCACGCGGGCGTGGCGGCCCGGGACGGCTAGAACTTCGTGCGGGACGGGAACAGTATCCCCGTCCCAGTTCGCCGCCAGAACGTCGACGGTGGTCTTGCCGTTGGTAAAGACGGCGGTCTTCGTCAGCCCGTCCCACTCGGGCGAGAAGACGAACTCAACGGTCACGGCCTTGGCCATGCCCGCCGTCAAAAGCTCCGGCGGCGAGCACAGATGCGCACACGCGCGGGAGCAGTGGATGGTGATCATGCGTTATCAGCTCCTTCTTTGCCGCCCGAAAGGGCGGCTTTTTCTTTCCTATTGTGGTCTATCCGATCACGGTTCCATTGACCAGCAGTTTTCCGCTGCTATTGCACGCCAGCGTCGCGTATGTGTTTGCGTTGTTTACCACATACACTTTCCCGAAGCACCCGCCGTCAAACCAGTTGTTTACCGCGCCGATGTATTCATCTCCATGTATGCCGACGAAAAACCTGCTTCCGTTCATTTTTACGCCATATCCGTTTTTTATGATTCTGTCTTGATATCCGCTGGTTCCGCCACCTCCGCCGCTTCCCGGCGGCCCGACAACGTACTCGACGATATAGCTGCCGGAGATCCGCGCGACCTTGACGCGGTCTCCCGCGGCAAAGGTGGCGGACGTGTTGCATTTATAGTGCTTTGTTGTGGCTTCAGTCTGCCCCTCTAGGATGAGGGACAGACCATCGTCATAGACCGCGCCGACGGTCGCCAGAAAGTTTTCCGGCAGATTTTCGTCCGGCATGCTGATCGATGATACAAATAAGCTGTTGATGCCCTCCATCAGGCGATCACCGTCCTTTTCGCTGAGTGTGTCATGAGGCTGCCGGCCTGCATCGTGATCGACCAGCCGGTTTCAAGGTAAATGCCGCCGATCTCGTCGTGCGTCAGGGCTAGGATATCGCCGACGCCGTGCCCCGGCTCGTTCAGCGTGTAAAATGTAATGGCGCGCGTAGCAAGCAGCGATTCGTTGCGGCGCTTGTTGGCGTAGGCCTGCAGCTCCTCCTGCGAGGCGATGTTGTCCACCCGCTCGACGGAGGTGATGCGCATGCCGCGCTTGAAGGTGGATTTTTTGGACGCCGGATTGTCGTTGACGGCGGTCGCCACCATGGCGGCGTCCATATCCGGGTTGTTGCAGGTCACGACAAAAACGTTCGGTGCGTCAAAGATGTCCGTCTCGTCGGACCAGTCCTGCCCGGGGTGCTTTTTTGGGAGGAACAGGTCCGTCGTGCCGTAGCGCCAGTCGATGATGGCGGCGGATGGCTCCTGGTACGGCTCGAGGCGGCAGACGCCGTCGGCGTCGAACCATAGGTTCTCATAGTTGATCTCGGACAGCAGCGCATTCACGATCGTCAGATAGCTCGTGCCGATCGGCCAGTCTTCGCGGGCTGTTGCAAGCGTCGCGTCTGACGGCGCGGCGATCACCAGCGTGATGCCGCAGGCGGTCAGGAGCTTTCGGATCTCCGTGAGGTAGGACGCGCCGGCCGCAAGATGCAGGAGCGTCTCTGTTTTTTGCGTGTACACCCGCCAGCAGCGGTCGTAAGCCTCGATCTCGACGCGCGTGCCGGAGCTGCTGCCCTTGTTGCTGACGGTCGCGGCCTGATAGATGCCGAGCGATGTTTCGACGCCGTTGATGCTGATCCACGGGCGCAGCTCGTCGGACTCCAGCTCCGCGAGATCGTTTGGCAGGAAGCTGCCCTTGAAGGAGCCGTGCAGGGTGGCTGTCCGGTCGCACATGATCTGCGGGGCGCTGCCGGTGTCCCATTGGAGGTGGGTGATGGGCGCGCCGTTTCTGAGCACGTCGACGCGGAAGCGGACGTCACGGGTCAAGGGTGATCGCCTCCTCCCGGTTCGTGTGCGAGATGGTGAAGGAATAGCGGCGCATGAACTCGTCGCAGTTGCTCTCGAGCGACGGGAGCGAGCCGATGGCCATGTTGCCGTAGCGGTCCTTGAGGCAGACGAGGCGGCCGACAAGGGCCTCCAGCGCGAGTGCTGCGGCCCGCTGCGCGTGCGGCCAGGCGCAGGCGACGGACAGGGCGCGGTCGCGCTGCTCGCTGCGCTCCTCGACGGGGTAGGCAAGGCCCGCCAGATGGACGGTCGAGACACCGGCCGAGAAACTGGTCCGGTTGGTGCGCAGCTGCGTTTCGGACAGGCGCATCTCGAGCCAGACGCCGGTCTCGAGGTCGCAGATCATGTTGGTCTCGGGCAGGATCCCGGCGGTGTCGGAATTGGACACGCCATAGTTGTCACTGTCTGCGTAGCAGCCGCGGACGCGGTAGGTCACGCTGCCGATGCTGGTGTGGTCGATGTACTGCTTTTGGACGGTGCGGGCGATGGCCACGCCGTCCCGCTCGATCAGATAAAAATCATAGCTGCCTGCGGTCTGCCATGTGAGCGCGGCCTCGTGGGCCGCATCGACCGACAGCGTGATCGCTTCGCCCTCGGTGTGCGAAACTGGGAGCGCGGCTGCGCTCCACTCGGACCACATGCCGTACTTGTTCTGCACGCGGACGCGGACGGTGTAGCTGCCGTCGGCGAGGTAGACCGGCGAGCGCCATGCCTTCTCCGTGCCGTAGACCGTGCCGGAGGCGTAGCCGCTCGAGAGCGTCAGCTGATAGGCCTCCTGCTCAGAGGTCTGCCAGGTGATGCGCGGGCGCGGGCCGGTGGACTGGATGACGATGGACGGGGCCGATGGGGCGTTGATGGCGATAAACTCAGCCTTTTCGCTCCATTCTGACGGCGTGCCGTCTGTGTTGTAGGTGCGCACGCGCCAGTATTTTGTTCCGCTCGTAAAGGTGTTCGCGGGCACGTCGTAGTACTGATTTTCGCCGGTGACGGTCGCGAGCGTGTTCCAGGTCGTGCCGTCGGCGGACCACTGCAGATCGGCCTTTCTCTGCGGCGTGCCGGTGGAAATGATGTGTTGCCAGGAGAAGCGGGTGGCGATGGTGGCGTCAATGACGATGCCGGATGGGGAGACCGGCTTGCAGGATGGTGTGACGTCCGTCGTTGTGATCTCCTGCCATGCGGACGTTGTTGTCGTGCCGCTGTTCGCCGTCGCCTTTACGCGCCACTCGATCGTCCCGGACGGGAATGTATTTGCTGGGACCGTGCAGGCGGTCGTCGCGCCGGAGACGCTGATCGTATTTGAGGTGCTCGCATTTTTTACGCGCCATTCGAAGACTGCGGAGGTTTGCTTTATCTCTGCGAAGCAGACCTGTGTTATCGTCGTGTCGTCTGTAGCGCCCCATGTAAATGTGTTTTTTTGAAACCTGTTTACGAACGCTCCTGACGATGGGGAAAAATTGTCTGCTTTTATTCCGACATTGTCGTTTGAGTACTCGCATGTCAGGAACGGCTTTCGCGTTGATTTTTCCCCATAAAAAATTGCTTCGCTTGTTCCAGACGGCGCGCCTCTGAACGCAAAAACAAATCCATTCTTTATGCCGCTTTTTAATTCTATTTTGCTTTCTTCACTGTATGGCTTAAGATCTGCACTTAGCTGTATAATCTCGTTCAGCGTAGACCAATCCCCATCGGCGTGCTGCGTAAGGCCACCGGTCTGTTGGTAAACGCTCGGCCTAGTCGCATATGTTACTGTGCTCACATCGAGTGGGCTTGTCAGTCCGTGCACATATGCCCAAATTTGTTTATACCCAGTCTCGCTTTCTTTTGTTGGCTGTGCGTATATTGTAAACGTCACCTTTGTTACGCGTTTAAATTTATACGCATCTCCCGGCGTCGGAAATTTGATGTATATATTATCTCCTTTGTTTACGTCGCCTCTTGTTCCCGTGAATGGCTCTGCAAACAACTTGTACTGCGCAAGATCTGAGTAATTTGTATTTGGATGGTTTACCGCGACTGCTGTCGAGCCGCTTGCCTGCACTGTAAACGTCGGCATTTACTTCGCCCCCATTCTGGTTGTGATGCGTGCGTTTTTGGCGATGCGGAGGATGGTGTCGAGGTCTTCGACGTGGTCGACGTAGACGGTGGTGTTGTAGGTATCGCCGGAGGTGTAGCGGGTCTCGCTGGCCGTCTGGATGCGGCTGCCGGAGGGGAGATAGATCCGCTCGAGGCCGTTCTCGTTGACCCTCGTCCAGCCGCCCGCCCAGTTGTCTGTACCGGCGGCGTTGCCGCCCAGATACCTCCTGCGCCATTCGTCCTCGGTGATACCGAGGGTCGACGAGTCGCCGCGGGCGACGGCCTCTTCGTAGGCCTTGGAAAGGTCGGACGCGCTCTGGCCCCACTGCTGCTCGTTGTAGCTGTCGAGCAGGTTCTGGTAGTTGTTTCCGTTGCCGCTGCTGTAGCCGAAGCCCAGCGCATGCTTCATCTGGCCCCAGCCCTCGCTGATGTGGCCAGTGCCGAAGTTGATGACGCCTTTGAGCAGCTCCGCCGCGTCGGCCATGAGCGCCATGACCTTTGCCAGCGGCTGCAGCGCCTTGGTCAGCGCCGGGACGCGGTTGTTGGACAGGTCGGACATGGGATTGAGGATATCGCCGACGGTCTCAAGCAGCATGCCGAAGGCGTCGACGATGCCGGAGTCCTTGATGGCCTTGCCGAGATCCTTCACGCCCTGTGTCGCGTCGCCGTAGAATTCTTCGAGGTACGGGGCAAACTCGGCGGCCAGCTGGTTTTTGACGCCCTCCTGTGTCTTCTGCAGGCGCTGATAGGCGTCGTCGACCGCTCCGAGCGCAGAAAGCGCCTCGTCGTCGAGCACGTAGCCCATGTTATGGGCTTCGTCAGCGTAGGCCTTGAGGGTTTTCGATCCCTGGATGATCAGCGGATTCAGATCTTGCGCGGAGCGGCCGAAAATGTCCATGGACATTGCGTCCCGCTCGGTTTCGTTTTTCACCTTTCCGAGCGCGTCGATCGTCTCATAAAAAACGTCGTTCGCACTGCGCATACTGCCGTCGGCATTGGTCACGGAGACGCCCAGTGCCTCAAAGGATGCCTTCGCATTGCCCGTGCCGTTCATCGTGTCCTGCATGTTGTTGGTCAGCTTTGTCAGGCTTCCCTGCAGGGTGTCGACGGATACGTCGATCAGCTCTGACGCATAGGCAAACTCCTGCAGCTGCTGTGTCGATTGCCCGGTCTGCATGGAAAGCGTGATGATGTTGTCGGCAAAGGCGGCGGACTCCTTCGTCATGGAGATCATGGCTTTTTCTGCCTTGACGATCGCCGCCGCGACGGCAGCGAAGCCGCCCGCCAGCGCCAGTGACTGCGCATCGAGGCTCCCCATGGCGTTCATGGAGGACTTCATGCCGTCCGGCAGCTGAATGCCGAGCTTGGACGTCAGGCCATTCACCACGTCGCCGAGGTTGCCCATGCTCTGTTCGGCGTCCTCGGTTGCGGTGGTCGTGTCTTCTATCTGCTCTGTGTTGTTTTTCAGCTGTCCGTTCAGCTTGTAAAGCTCGGCTTCCGCGTTATTGAGTTCTTTTTCCCAGCGCAGCGTTTCCACTGCGTTTGATCCGTAATTTTCTGCAGCTTCTTCGAGCGCAGCTTTCAGGTTATCGATTTTGTCATACTGCAGGCTTATTTTTTGGGTTAGCAGGTCCGTTTTCGCCGCAGAAAGTTCTGCTGATTCTGCGTTATCCGCATATTTTGCCGATACCTTCCGCATCTCGGCGTCCAGCACGTCCATGCTTGCGCTGAGCCGTTCGATATTTTTGCGGTATTTTTGTTCTTTTTCACCTTCCATGCGCTTTTCATTTTCGCGCATCTGGTTATTTAGATCGTTCAGTTTCGCTGTTGCGTTTTGCAGGCTGGCCTTCCACGCCATTGTAGCTTTGCTGGATTCTCCCGTTTTTTTTACGGAATTTTTCAGAGCCTCTTGCATATAGCGGATCTTTTCTGTTTGCGAATAGATCTGCCGTTGCAGGATGTCATTCTGTTGCCCTAGCAGCTTTGCGCTGTCTGCATTTTTCCCATACGCAGACGTTACTTTCCGCATCTCGGCGTCCAGCACCTTCATGCCGCTGCCGATCTCGGAAATGGCCTGCTTGTATTCTTTTTCGCCCGAAAGCGTAAATCTTGTGTTGATGTTTGGCATATTATGTGCCTCCGTTGATGTAGGCCGAGAGGCTCTGCGGCTCTTCCGGCTTTTTGGGCGGCTCCAGTGCGTCAAGCAGAAGCGTCAGGCGGCGCGGGGACATGGTTTTCCAGAAATCCCGCTCCGGCAGATGCAGCCGGAAGAGCCAGATTGCGAGGAAGCCGGGGAAATCAAAGCCCAGCTGCTTCGGTTTCCCCGGCGGTGTCAGTTTTTTTCGTCTTCCGACGTTTTTTCACCGAGTTCTTCCTCCGGCGGCTCGACTGCAGCCTGAATCAGCGGGTAGATCCGTGTCCCGGCCTCGAGTGTCTGGTGCATGGTGAGCTTCCGGCCCAGCTGCTTGCTGGTAAAGCGCAGCGGAAGGCCGTTTTCGTCGGTGATGCCCTGCGTGTCTGCGGCGTCGGTCAGCATGGCGGCCAGGAAGGCCAGCGTGCTTTTGAGGCCGTGCACCGTATTCAGCGCGCGCAGCAGATTGCCGTCGTATTCGTCCTGCACGTCGGCAAGGACGTTCATGTTGCAGGAGAGCCGGTAGACCCGGCCCTCAAGTTCATAGTCGACGGTGTTGAGCTTGGTCGTCTCCATCAGGTCTCACCCAACTTTCCCTTGATCCAGGCAACGGCCTCCGCCGCGGTGTCGACAGTCTCGGTCTCGAGCAGCAGCTCGTCGGTCGAATCGTCTGCGAGGAATTCGCCGGTCGTGGTCGGCGTGTTGAACTGGATGTTCTCGCCCTTGGTCTGATAGCTCATCGAGGGCGGGCCGAACAGCGCTTTCGGTACCCAGATGCAGGTGTATTTGGTCACGCCGTCGATCTTATCCGGCGCGTAAAAGCCGACGCCGACATAGTTTGCGATGTCTTTTGCCGAGAATTTCAGATTTTCCTTGCTCGTATCGGATGTGCAGCCGTAGAGCATGGCCTGTGCGGTCCTTTTGATGTACTTGACAGCCAGCGAGATCGTGCCGCCGGTGGCAAGCTTGATATACTCGGCAAGCTTGGATTCCGCGTACAGGCGGCCCTCGGCGAACTTGAGTTCCAGCTGCGCGCTCATGGCGTCGCCGACGTCTGTCGGCTCTGTGTAGGTCACGGTGCCGGACGTGTTTTTATACTTTCCCGCCCGGATGCCGCGTAAGTCAAAACTAGGCATTTATAATAGGCCCCTTTCTTTCAGCTTTTGTGTAAGGATCTTTTCGAGCTCCGCGTTTACGCGCTTCTGCGCGTTCCTGACGCCCTTTGTCCAAAAATAAGTTCCTGTGATCTGCCCGTACTCCTTCGCGCGGCCGTAATTCAAAACAAAAAGCACGGTCGCCCTGCGCGTTCCGTGCTCGTTTTTGCCGACTGCGGTGATGGAGATGTACGGGTCTCCGTTTTTGTCGCGTTTGATGGTTTTGCGGTATTTCACGCTGGATGCATATGCCTCGGTCTGAAACCCGCTCGCCTTTACCATTTTTTGCAGCTCCTCGACGATGATATCCCCGGCGGCGTACAGGAGCTCCTGCTGCATGTTTTCATCAAAAACATTCGCTTTCTGGAGCGTGGCCATGAGCTCGTCGACACCGGTGATGGAGATGTTAGCCATAGATTGCGCCCTCCGTTTCGGCGATGAGCGCGATCTGCGTGCGGCCTGTTTCCTTGTCGTATGTTTCCATGTCGACGGTGACGATGTAGCCAGCGGCCTCCAGCGCGGCTTTCACACGCTTTAAAAGCCCTGCGGCAAAGCCCTCGGCAAAGATGGAAACGGCGTACTGCACGCTGGTCTCGGCCTCTCCGCCCTCGGCGTAGATCTGCCCGGACTGGCCGAGCAGCTGATAGGTGATGTAGGTTTCCTCCGCGCCCTTGTATGGCGGATGGCAGACCGGAACGCCCAGGCTTGATAGCGCCTCATAGATCATCATGCGCCGTCCCTCCGTTTGCAGGTCAGCTCGGTTTCCTCTGTTTCCTGCCCGTAGCTGCGGACGACGTCAAAGACGTCGGAGCCGCAGACGAGCTGCTGCTCGCCGCCGTACTCCGCGCTGTGCATGCGGAAAATTGCGTCCGTGCGCTTGCCGGCTTGCGCGGCCTGGTAATACTCAGCGCGGTTTACGGACTTGCGGGCGGCCCAGACGGTGGTTTCTTGCTCGAGCTTTTCTGTCGTCTGGCCGTTTACGATGGGGTAGGACAGCAGGCGCAGCGTGATCTGGGTGTCAAAGATCACAGCACGCGCCCCCTTCCCCGGCGCCCGGCGAATAGTCGTCGGACAGGCCCATCGCGTCGCGCAGCTCCTCAAAGCACGTCTTCCATTCCTCGCCCCGGCCGCAGAAGTCATGCTGCCAGCGGACGAAGGCTCGGACGGCGTCTTTGACCAGCGGGTCTTCGTCCGCCCCCTCCGCGCCCGCAAGGTGCAGGCGCAGGAGGCAGGCGTCAATCTCGTCGGCTAGCTCGTCATCAAGGGCGTTTGTGGTCAGCCGCAGGGCGGTTTTTGCAACGTTGATCAAAGCCAATGGTTATCCCTCCCTGTTGGCCGCGCGCCGTCAGGCTTTCTTCTTGGTCAGCGTGACGAGGCTGTTCTTATCGACCACCTTGCCGTCGACAAGTGCCAGCGCGACGGTGACCTCGTCGTCGGTCGCGTTGTCGGTGTACTTGCGGAAGGTCATGCCCAGATTTTCGTTCCAGAGGTAGTCCTTGAAATCGAAGATAAAGGCAAAAATCGTGTCTGCGGTCACGCTTGCGGCAAAGGACGGCAGATAATCGCCGACGAGGACGACCTCGCGGCCAAATAGGGAATAAACGGGCTTTCCGTTCATGCCGTAGTTGGTGCGGGCAATAGGCTGACCATCGCTGTCAACCATGCCGACGATCTGCTCGAAGAACGTTTTCTTCGTCATGCACCAGACCGCGCCTGCGTCATATGCCTGCGGCACCGCGGCCTCGGCTGCGGTGATGTCCTTGTAGGTCAGCGCGGTCGTCGCTGCGGCAATGTCGATGTTCTGGCCGGTCACGGCGGTCTCCTTGGTGATGCCCTTTGGCTGGCCGGAGCCGGAGCCGCTGATAATGGCCTGTTCCTCGGCCTTGACCATGGCCTCGGCGACGTTGGCGACAAACTGCGACTCAAACATCGGATAGGTCACGATGGAGACCTCAAGCGACATGGAGATCGCGCAGCGCAGCTTGTGGTACGCGAACGTGATGGAGCCGAGTGCCTTTTTCTGCTTGTCGGAGCCTGCGCCTTCCGCGACCCACGAGGCGGTCGGCTTGGCTGAGCTGGTCGGGACGGTCACGCCGCCCTTGTAGGACGTGTGCGTCACGCGCGGCAGGATCATGCCGGTCGCTTCGATCTTTTCGTAGATCTTCTGCAGCGTCGTGGTCGGGATGGCTGCGCCGACGTCGGAGGTCTTGGTGTTCGCGTCCGCGTTGGTCAGCTCCGCGGGGATCTTCTTGCCGGTCAGGACGTAGTTCATAAATGCCCGCTTGTACTCGTCGGTGTCGTACCGGTCGAGCACGTCCGGAGTCTTTGCCGTGCCGGACAGGTCGACGGACTGTGCCGCCGCAGCCGGGGCCGCGATCTTCTGGCCCGCGAGGGCGTTTAGGTTCGCCTGGATCTTGGCTTCCTCCTCAAACTTGGCGTCGAGGGCCTCGACTTCTTTCATCTTGGCCTGTGCCTCTGCGGTCTTGCTTTCGTCCAGCAGCTTCTGGGCGTCGTCCATGAGCTGCTGGCGCTGGATGTTGTAAAATTCCTTTGTCATTTCAATTCTCCTTTGAGTTTTAAAAATTTCAGTTTTGCTTCTGCCTGCGCCCGTTCGGGCATAAAAAAATCAGGCTCTGCGGCCTGACCTTTTAAAAAGTTTTCCGCGCGCCGGAGCGCGTCTTCGCTGAGCATGCCGGAATAAAAATCCGCTGCCAGCGGCTTCTGTCCGGTATCCGGCTGCATCACGCGGTCGACGAGGCCGAGCTCGACGGCCCGATCTGCCGTGACCCACGTCTCGGCGTCCATCATGGCGGCGATCTCCTGCTCTGTCTTTCCGGTCTTGGCAATGTAGGCCGAGATGATGGCGTGGTTAGCTTCGCGCAGGACGCCCGCGGTGTGCTCCATCTGGCGGTAGTCGCCGTCGGCGCTGGACTGGACGTTGTGGATCATCATCATGCCGGTCGGCGTCATCTCCGACTCGCCCGCCATAGCGATGATGGACGCGGCCGAGGCCGCGAGGCCGACGATGCGGATGTGGACGCCGCCCGCGTAGTTGCGCAGGGCGGTATAGATCTCGCTCGCGGCGAAGATCTCGCCGCCGCCGGAATTGATCTCGACCTCTGCCCGCTCACCGTTTCCGGATGCAAGCGCGTCGGCTACGGATTTAGGGCTTGTCGCCTCCATGCCGTACCACTGATAAAAGCGGTGCTGGTTGCTGGACACGATGGGCCCGCGAATGCTGATTTTCATGCGGTTTCATCTCCTTTCTGCTTGGTGTTCCGGTCGACCGGCTGGGTGTCCAGCCTGCGGATCGGCTTGTCGCCGCCGTCGACCGGCGCGAGGTTAAAGGCGCGGCGCCATTCGTTCGGCGTCAGCGCACCGCGGTCGACCAGCTGCAAGAGATTGAGCTTGGTCGATGTCGATGCGAAGTCCCACGCGGACGCCTCAAAGACGATGCGGTTGCCGCAGCCGCGCTCGCGACGGGAGAAGAGCTTGCGGGTGTACTCGCCGCTGAGCTGCTTCAGCACCGGCTCGATCTCGGCGTCAAAATAGGCGTTCTGCTCATCTTCTGTTGCAATGGATGTGACGATGTGCGGGTTGGTATTGAACAGGGCATAGATGCGCTGCGTGGTCTTATCCATCTGGGCGGCGTTCGGGACGTAGTCCTTTGGGTCGATCTGCTTGGCCTCGGCCTTTGCGTCGACGGCCGCAACGCCCGTGCCGTTGGAAACATTGAGGAAGCTGTCAGCAAAGTCCTGCGCGCGCTTCTTGATATCCTCCGCGCGCATGGAGGATGCGAACATCAAAAGCCAGCGGATGACGGCGCTATTCCGGATGGCCTTGACGATGCCCTGATCCGTCGTGGTGACGATCTCCATGAGCGGCACGATGGCCGGGGCGATGGGGTCGCCGAAGATGTCGTTCTCGTAGAAATCCCCGCGCAGGTGGATGATGTCGTCATAGGCAAACGTCAGCACATTGCCGTTCTGCATGTAAAATTTCAGGTACAGATTGCCTCCCGCGTCGTAAACGGCGTCTGCCTGCATGGCCGCGACCGGGAAAATGGCGTTCGGCAGGCCGTTTTCATCCCGGAGGATCACGGCAAACGCGTTGTTGTTTAGTACCAGCTGCGCGGCCAGCTTCTCCTGCAGCAGCTGGCCGGTCATGTACTGGTTCGGCTCTTCGAGCAGGAAGCGGATGTACGGCTCCGGATTTACGGCGATCTTCCGCGTCTGGGCGGTGATGGTCTCCCGGATGTGCTTGGCCGTCAGCTTGCCGATTGCCTTGATCTTTGGCCGGATGCAGGCGCGGACGATGTCGGACTGATACATTTTGCCGTTGTAGCTGTAAAAGCCATTCCCGCGCTCCTGCACCATCTGGACGGTCGAGACGCGCTTGGTGGTCGTGATATTCGTCAGGAGGTTTTTAAAAAATCCCATTGTCTCACTCCTAGAGCATACTGGTGTATTCCGCCTGCTTCTGGTCGTAGATCGTGTAGGCGTCTAGCAGGGCCGCCGTGCCGTCGATGCGGCGCGTGGACTTGCTCGTTTTGTGCGGCTGGATATTGCCGTTTTTGTCCTCGTCGTAGGCGGTGTTTGCGAGGTTCCATTTGTCGATCGGGTGGTTGTTGTAAATAATACGCTTGGATTTCAGGTCGTTTCCGCAGCGCTTCATTGGCTCTGACAAGGTCTTCACGCCCTGATGTACGGCGATCATGGCCTCTTTCCCGAAATAGTCCGCCATGCTGTCCACCCAATAAGACGCAGACCACGCATCATACCCGATAAAGGGGATAAAAATATCGAGGTCTTCCTGCACCTCGATGAACCATGCTTTGACGTCCTCATAGCGGATCTTGTTGCCCTCTGACAGGCGGAGCAGCCCTCGCTCATGCCACTTGTCGTAGGGGATCTTGTCCTCCGTGACGCGCTTTTCCAAAAGGTCCTGCGGCAGCCAGTACATCTGCAGCACAAACAGGATCTCCGGCAGCTCCGGCACTTGGAACAGGACCTTCGCCGCCGTCAGGTCTGTGGTCTTGGACAGATCCGCGCCGCCGATGCCGTAGCGCGGGTAGGACAGTACGCGCTCCTGCACATTCCCGTCCGCCATGTAATGCTGCCAGATCAGGCGTCGGTTTTTCCTGTCGAGCTGGAAGGTGTCGCGGTTGTCCAGCTGCTCAAAGTTGAGCCAGGCTTCGCTGGAGGTCTCGCGGATGTTGAAATCCTTGCAGACGAGGTTGCGGACGAGGGCCGGGTTTTTTTCCGCCCGCTCGACCCGCTCTTTCAGCGCCGTGTAGCTCTTGATCGTCCCGAGGCCCGGATTTGCCTTTTTCCAGCAGTCCGGGTCTGTCCACTCGCTGCGCTTGTCGAGCTCGTAAATAAACGCGATCCGCCGCGGGTCGTGGTACCCGTCCGGATCTTCGTAGCCGTTTATGATGCGCTCGGCCTCTTCGTATTTTTCGTCGTAGATGTCTTCTCGAATGGTGCCGGCTGTGGAGGTGATAAAGATCAGCGGCTGCTCACGGGCCGTCACGCCGTCGGCGATGATGTCGTACAGGGCGCGCCCGCTCTTCCATTGGTGGATCTCATCCATCATGGCCCCGTGGATGTTGAGGCCGTCGAGGGTGTCGCTGTCAGAGGCCAGCGGCTTGAATACGCCGTCATTGTAATCGCTGTCCACCTCGCCGACCAGACAGCGCGTCCGTTTTCGCAGCGCCGGTGATTTCTGCACCATCCGCTTTGCTTCCTGCCAGATGATCTTCGCCTGGTCTCGCTTGGTGGCCACGGCGTAGACTTCCGGGCCTGCTTCGCCGTCCGCCAGCTGCAAATACAGGCCGACGCCGGATGCCAGCAGCGATTTGCCGTTTTTCTTGCCGACAATAAGGATCGCTTCGCGGTACTGGCGGTTGCCCTCGATGTCGATAAACCCGAAGACAGTCGCCAGCAGTGCTTTTTCCCATAGCTCCAGCCGGACGAGCTGGCCGCCCGCCTTGCCCTTGGAGTGGTGGCAGTAGTTTTCAAAAAATTCGAGGACGTGGTTTGCCCGGCGCGGGGAATAATAAAACTCGGAATCCGTGTTTTCCAGCTGCTCTACAACGTGCCGGTAGGTCTTCTGGACTTTCAGGCTGACGACCTCGCGGCCGTCCTGGATAGCCTGCCAGTATTCGATGATGGGGTTGTAGGTCGCCGGGTAGCGCGTGAGTTTCATTCCTCGTCACGCTCCCGGACAAAGCTTGCAAAGCCGTCGTCCTCCTGCTTCTGCGCGGTGTCCGGCTTCGGCAGGAGCGCCGTGAGCTGCTTGATGATCTTCTGGTAGTTCGCGTTCGTGGAGTTGTACGCCTGCCCGATCGGCCGGGCGCGGTCATAGGGCTCGAGCCGCTCCGACTGCTGGAATTTCTCCGTCCAGCCGTTTTCCCGCAGGTCGTCCGCCATGTCCTCGCACTCGATGCGCATAAAGGCTGCCTGATCGATGAGGCCTGCGACAGTCCCGGCCGCTTCCTTCGGCAGAAGCTTGTAGATCCTCCGGAGT